GATGGCCACGACGATAACGGGGGAAACCAGGAGCATCAGTCCCGCGGCTACGAGCGAAATCTGGGCAGCAATGTGCATGGCCCCATGATGGCCAGCCTGGGGTCTTGGTCAACTGAACGGATGACCAGTCCCATGAAGACTCACTGACCTATGAAACGAAAGGGCGGCAGCTCACAAGGCGCGAACAGGCAGCCGGACACTGAAACGATAGCGGCCGCTCTGGCGCTAGAGGCGACACAAGGCGCCAAGGCAGCATGCGAGGCTTTTAACGTCTCCAGGCGCTCCCTGCAGAGGTACAAACGGGCCATAGCGGAACAGCCTAGTAGCCACCTGGCGCAATGTGTCGCCAGGGCCAAAGTGAAGTCGCTGGCGCGGGTTGACGACCTGCTTACCTCAGCTTGGGAGATGATCCTAAAGCGGTTGCAGATGCTGGTACCAGACGCCGACATGGACCAGACGCTTGAGGCGGCGAAGGTCATCGGGGAGCTCAGGTTGACACGAGACGCCCTGGGTGGAGACGAGGCGAGTGGGAATCACTACGACCCTGGCAAAGGTCCAGCGGCTCCGGAAGCTGCGGGAAGAGACACAGGCTTCGAGGCGGGCGCTGGAGAGTGCCAGACAATCAACTAGTGTAGGTGGCGGAGGAATCTTTGACCTCATGGCCAAAGTGTCGCCTTCCCTCCATCGACCAAAGCACTTCGCCAAGTACATCGACTATCTGGAGCGAGCCCCTGGAGGAGGGCTACGGGTAGTCTTCTCGGCTCCTCCACAACACGGGAAGACCGAGTGCACCCTGCACGGTCTGGTTTGGGTTGCGTTGAAGCACCCCAAGCTTAGGCACGCCTACATCACCTATTCTCAGCAGCGGTCCAGGATCGTGGCGCGTAGGGTAAGGCGGTTGCTGGCTGACTGCGGCGTAGTCGTCGAAGGGACCTTAGACGAGATGCTGCTGCCAGGTGGTGGGCAGATCCTTTTCACGTCGATTGACGGTGGGCTCACTGGGAATCCAGTCGATGGGATCGCTGTCATTGATGACTATCTGAAGAACCGCAAGGAAGCGGACTCGGCGCGCCGCAGGGAAGTCGTTCTAGAGGCTGAAAAACAAGCAATCGAAACCCGCGTACACCCGAAGGGGTCCGTGATCGTGCTGGCCACCAGGTGGCACCCTCAGGACCTGAGCGGAACGCTGAAGGAAGAGGGGTGGACTTACCTCAACCTTCCAGCGATTGCTGAGGAGAACGACACCAATGGAAGGGAAGTCGGAGAAGCGCTGTTCCCTGAGATGTGGTCCATCTCGGATCTTCTGCTCAAGAAAACCGACGTTGGGGAGTTCACGTGGGCTGCCCTGTATCAGGGTAGACCTCGCCCGAAGGGCGGGAAGGTGTTCCATGAACCAACGTGGTACACGAAGCTCCCAGAGGCGTATCGCGGGGCCTACGGAATCGACCTTGCTGCAACAGCAAAAACGAATGCTGACTGGTCGATATGCTTAGAGCTTCTGCGTGCCGAGACGAGCGACCCAGAGCGCCCGTTGTTCTACGTGAGACACGTTGATCGTGCCCAAGTCGAGGCTCCAAGCTTCGCGCTGACGCTCAAGGCAAGGTCTGTACAGCGGCGCGGGTGGCGCATGATGTGGAGAGCGTGCGGGATGGAGAAGGGCGCGGCTCAGTTCATCCAGAAGCAAGGAATCCCTGTTGTCGTTGAGCAGCCTCCTGGAGACAAGCTTGTGTCAGCGACTGCGGTATCAGCGGCGTGGAATGACCACCGGGTGCTTGTGCCAGACCCCGAGGTATTTCCGGACGCACAGAAGTGGCTATTTGCCTTCCTCGACATAGTCGGGAACTTCACAGGTACCGGCAAAGAACACGATGACGATGTGGACGCGCTAGGCAACGCGCATGCTTTGCTCAGCAAGTCGTCTGGAATGCAGATGGGCACCGAGTCGCTCGGGCTTCTGTGAAGTGAAAACATGCTCATTCGCACGCTGAACCAGAAGCATCCGGAGTACGACGGCGAGCTATGGCTCGACTACGAGGCTCTGTACAAATCGGGGAACCAGTTCAGCAAACGCATTCGCCGGTTCCTGATTCAGAACCCGCAAGAGCCTGATGAGACCTACCTCAATCGCCAGAAGGAAGCATCGTTCAGAAGCTACCTAGGCACGATCGTCGACTACTTCTCGGCGCTGCTGTTCAGCGTCCAGATCATCTACAAGCCAACGATTGGCCCAGAAAAAGCTGAGGTTGAGGCGCCTGAGTGGGTTCAGCACTTCGTCGATGACGTCGATGGGCGCGGCTCGGACCTGTCGGACTTCCTGCGCACCTGCCTTGTTGACGCTTGCGTAAAGCGCAAGTCGTTCTGGCTGCTCGACTTCCCAGAAAACTACGGGAAAGCGTCGACAAAGCTCGATGCGGAACGCTCTGGAGCCAGCAACGTCAAGCTGCGCATGGTGGGCCGAGAACAGGTCATCGACTGGGGGAAGGACAAGCGCGGGAAGCTAGCGTGGGCGATCATCCGAGAGGAGGATGCGGTCCGCTACGAGCCGGAGGAAACGCGAGACTCCAAGGTCATCTCGTGGACCGTGGTTGACCGGAAGCGCCTGCGGCGTTTCGAGGTCGAGGTGGCTTTGAGCGAGTCACCGAACCAAGACCTCCAGATCGAGCCCGTGTTTGAGGTAGAGCATGAGATGGGCGAAGTCCCACTCGTAGAACTCGACGTCGAAGACGGCATGTGGATCGCCAATCGCGTGGCGATGCCTCAGATTGAGCACTTCCGCCTGAGTGCAGCGAACAACTGGAGCATGAAGCGCACCGCGTATGCGATGCCGGTGCTTCACCTCGAAGACCCGGAGGGATTCAGACCAGGGAGGATGGGCGCCGGGTACTTCCTGATGCTTCGCACGACCGAGAAGTTCGATTGGGCCGCCCCGCCTTCGCAGCACTTCTCCGCGGTAACAGAGGAAGTCCGCAACCAGAAGGATGAGATCTTCCGCCTTGTGACGCAGATGTCGCTCGGTGTTGACAACAACAGCGCCGCCATCGGGCGCAGCGCCGAGTCCAAGATCGTCGATGCGGAGGCAATCCAGGTCATCCTACGAACCTACGCCAACAAGGTCCGGGACCGCCTGAAGCTCGCTCTGAACCTGCTGAGCAGGGCGCGCGGTGAGCAGCACGAATGGACGGTAGAGGGTCTGGATAGGTTCGAGACCCTGTCCCCTGACGTCCTGGTCGCGCTCCTCAAGGAAGCGATCGGGATCGGAATCCCGAGCCAAACCTTCATGGTCGAGGCCAAGTGCCGAGTAGCGAACGCGCTGCTCCCTGGGCTCGACAGCACGAGCAAGCAGACGATCCGAGAAGAGATCCAAGATGGCGTTGAGAGCGAAGAGGACAACGGAAACGAGCTCCTCGAGATCGCCAGAAGAGTTGGATCAGGAACGCAAGGAGGATCTGAAGAGGATCGTCGAAGCGGAGGCAATGCTTCTGCTCCTGCTGATGAGCTGGCAGAAGAAAACGGCTCGAATCAGCGACCCAATTAGGCGCGCGGATGCGCTGCTTCGCGGCGCGAACGCATCAATCCTCACCGGATGGAAAGCGTCCGCCCAGGCGAGTTTCCTACGCACGAATGAGCAACTCGAGGCCGTAGGAGCGTCTGCCGCGACTTCGTTCGACCAGACCTGGTCGAAGCTGTCCGATCTTGCGGAGACCTCAGCCGCTCGCGGCGCCCACGGCATCGTGAACCGCATGCTGGCCGAGGAGCTCGGCCAAGGCGGGAAGCTCGGCCTGAACCTCGAAGGCGTAGCGGCGTCCGAAGCGGCCGAGGCCTACAACCGAGCTCGCGACGAAGTCGTAGCGCGCCTCCCGCAGCACGTGCGGGATGAGCTGTGGGTGCGCCGGGATACCGCTGGTGACCGAGCGGTCTGCGGACGATGCGAGCGCCTCGATGGAAAGATCGCACCCATCAGTGTTGGAATCAGCCCCCTGGTTCCGCTGCACTCCAAGTGCCGGTGCACAGACACGATCATCTCTCACGACGAGGCGATGGCCTACGCCGAGGCCGTAGCGTATCCGGAGAGGGCCAATCCCGCGCCTAGCGCGCCTGCCACCACTCGCCCAACTCCAGCCCCTACTAGGCACCAGCCGACGGCAGTGACGGCGCCCGCCCCACGCGCGGAGCCCAAGGCGCCGCCAGAGCCGAAGCCTATCGCGCCCCGCGCTCCCCGCAAGGCCAGCCCCGAGGTTGTGGCGAAGCGTGAGGCTGTCGCGAAAGCCAAGGCAGAGCTCTCCGCAGCCAAGAGGGTCTCCGCTGAGACTGAGCGCAGACTCGCCGCCGAGGCGAAGGCCGCCAAGGAAGCTGAGAGGCTCGCCAAGCTATCGGCTGATGCCGAGAAAGCCCGGGCAGCTGAAGCCGAAGAGAAAGCTCGCGTCGCCGCCGAATCCAAGGCCGCGAAGGAAGCCGAGGCAGCGTCCCGCAGGGCCGCAGCAGCGGAAGCCAAGGCGCTTCGTGAAGCGGAGAAAGCCGAGCGGATCGCGAAGAAAGTCTCCGAAGCTGCCGCCAAGGCTCAGAAACCGAAGCCTGTGCCGAAGCCTATCAAGGCGGCAAAGCCGGCTCCAAAGAAGAAGCCACCAGCAAAGGCCACTCCCAAGGCCAGAAGCGGCGGAGACATTGCGTCTGAGCTGCTCAGTGATCTGGATGCTCAGAGAGCAGAACTCGAGCAAAGGCTGGTCAGGGTCAGAGCCAAGGTTGCCGCTGGAAACCCTGACAAATGGGACTCCATCGGCGCTACTGAAAAGCAGTTGTCTGAGATTGCTGGGCGGAGAGCAGTGGTCGAAAGGGCTGTCGAGCTCAGGTCAAGAATGGCCGAGACGTCAAGCGTCGAGGAAGCCATTCAGGCCAGGGTTCTGACTCCTCAACAGCGCGAGATCATAAAAGACTTCACCGGGAACATGAGCACGGCAATCCGGCGCTCGCAGTCATCGGACTACGCTCGACTCTACGCAAATGACGCTGAATTCTGGGATGGCCTTGCAGCCAAAGGCAGGGACATCGAGAAAGCCATCGAGCAAAACGTCAAGTTTCGCGGAGAGCTTTGGCGCGGAATCAATGTCAGCACGCAAGACGCCGAGAAGATACTGTCTTCGACAGAATTTGATTGGCTTGGGTGCACAACGAGCACCTCAACCGAGTTGGCGGAGGCTAAGCAATTCGCAAGTCCATCAGGCAATCTGATCACCAGCTCTGCTGCGACGGATGAACCAGTATGGATCGGCGGATCGGCGGATGACGACATTGTCGCGATCATCTTCCACGTCCGAGACGGTAAGGGTCTTGCAATCCAGGACATAGGAATCAAGGCCGAAAAAGAGGTTCTCATGTCCGGGGCCAGCAAGTTCAAGGTCGCAGGCAAGGAGTTCCGCGACAACCGATGGTTCATCGAGCTCGACCAGATCGAATAACCAATGAAGATCACGGTAAAGAAGACGCCCGACTCTGAGCCAGCGACTGAGATCATCCGGGACATTCGGGAATTCGTTCTCGATTTCCCGTTCGCTCAGGTCGAAGCCGGCGGGCGCTGGGTCTCGATCGAGAAGGTCTACCCCGTCACCGGGTTCTGAGGTCAAACAATGAGTCTATCAGCAGGATCCGCGCGTCGTACCGTCACCTTCCTGGCGGCGGAAATCGACGATTTGGACGGGGTGCTCGAATCGGTTTCGACGTCGTTGACGGCCGTCACCTACGTGGCTGCTGACTACGACGGGGACGCTATTTCGGTTGGGTTGTGGTCGAAGCTTCCTCGAACCATCACCATCACTCTTTCGAGTACCGTCGGCGCGTTCGCGCTCGAGCCGATCGTGATGACGGGAGTCCGAAACGGAGTGGCCGTGACCGAGTCCCTCACCCCGGGCAGCGTAGACGGCGGAGAGACGCTGAGAGGAGTTCAGGCGTTCGACTACCCACCGACCATAGCCTTCCCTGCGCAGGCAGACGCTGGAGCAACCATCTCAATAGGCGCGGGGAACATCTGTACCCCGGCTTTTGAGGAGCGGTTCGCGGCCGTGAAGCTCGCCGCAAACGGCCAGATTCACGCGCAATACGGAGAGAGCTCCGAGTCTCCCGTTGATTCGTTCGCCTCTGTTGCGGACGAACTAGAGCCGATCGCCCCGACGCGATTGCTCACGAGCGCGGCGCGCACGACCCCAATGGGGACCGTTGTGACCGTGTACATTGACTAACCCGTCGCACTGACGGGCGCGGGACGGCACCCGACAAAGCCGCACGAGAACACAGCTCGTTATCTGTGCACTCCCATTGATGCAGGGAGTTAGGAGCATCCTAATGTCGTTTTTGAACATCGGCAGAGGCGCACTTCTGCGCGAAGAGGCTGGGGACAACGGAGCGGATGGCGGAGGCGGAGCCGCAACCAAGCCGCTGAACGAGGAAGACGTAGGCAAGATCGTCAACTCGGCGGTCACTTCTCAACTCAAGCGGATGCTTGCGCCTTCCATCACCGAGGCCCTCGCGGGACTCAAGCTCGATGAGAAGATCGCGAGCCTCATCCCGAAGACAGCTCCACCCGGAGACTCCAGCAAGGGCGACGGCGACGCTGGTGGGACTCATGGGCAGATCTCCACGAAGGCGCTCCAGCAGCAGCTTTCCGCGTTGCAGGAGAAGTTGGAAAACGAGCAGAAAGCGCGGGCCGCTGCAGAGCAGCAGCGCACAGAGATCGAACTGCGATCCCGCACCGACTCCGCGAAGAACGCTTTCCGTGGGCACTTGGCACCAAAGGTGAAGCCTGACGTCCTTGACGTCGTCGTTGAACACTTCTCACAGCGTTTCCTGAAGCTCGATGCTTCCGGGAACCCAACACTGACGGTGAAGCGCGCTCCCTATAAGGGGGCCCCTCTCACCGACGAAGATCTTCCTCTCGCAGAAGCGATCCCATTCTTCCTCGAGAGCGAACACCTGAAACCGTTTCTCCCGGCACCTGGCGGGGACTTGGAGAACGGAAGGAACGGTCCGCGGCAACGACAGCGAGTCGGAACCTCTCAAGGTGGCGACAAGCTGTCAGCACTCCAGGCGAGCCTGGAGCAAAAAGGCATGTCGATAGACGACCTGTTCCAGTCCTGAAACTGACACTCCCGCCGGAGAAAAAGTATGGCAATTGTAAACCAGACACTGGCTCTGATTGAGCTGGCCACCACGTATGGGCCTGAGATCGTCAGCCAGATCAATCGGCGATGCACAGCGCTTCGCACCCTGCCGATCGTGATGGGCCGTGGCCCCAATATCGCTTGGGTGGTGAAGTCGTCCGGGGCAAACGCAGAGGCGTATGCCGAGGGAGCGGATCTAGCGAACACAGCGTCAAACGCACAGGCGGACGCTGTTCTTTCGTGGGCTCAGATGAGAGGGAACTCTTCCCTGACGGGTCTGGCAGAGTCTTCGGCGGCTACCGCTGAGAGCCCACAGGGGAACGTCCAGCTGCTCGTGGAGAACGTCACGGACTCTCTGGCGGCCCTCGCGTCGCTAGTGAATCAACACATCTTCTCTGGAAACGGAGCGGGTTCGCCCGCCCAGATCACTGGGCTCGATACCGCGATCGGGACCACTGGCAACACCTACGCGACGATCAACCGAGGCACCTCGGCATACTGGGACCCATACGTCTACGACCCGGGAACCGATACGGCGCCGACGCAGCAGCAGATCCGAAAGGATGCGTCGACAATCTACACCAACTCCGGCGAATACCCGGATCTTGGCATTGTCTGCCCTGGCATCTTCAACGCGCTGCTGGGGATGTTCGACTCGCGCACTCAGATGATGAACCGGACAGACGTCATCACGACGGCCAGGGGGAAGATCCAGCTGAGTGCAGGGTTCGAGGCGCTCATCATCGAGGGCATCCCATGGGTCCAGGACAAGGACGCCACGGCTGGCTCGATGTACTACGTCAACACGAGGCACACGAGTGTGGTTGTGCAGCAGCAACCGCAGCTGTCTGGGTTCGGGTTCACCCCGGGCGTGGCGCTCGTTGCCAACGATGGGTTTGGTCCCGTCCCGCTGATGGCGGTCGTCGAGGCGATGGGGAAGGTCGGCGACAGCAAGCGGTATTCCGCCAAGACCTACCTGAACCTAAGGGTCAAGAAGCCCTGTGCATGCGGCGTTCGCAAGCACGTCCTTGCGGTTACGTAATGGGAAGGCTCTGGCAATAGCCGGCGCCATCTCAAACAGGAGCATCACACATGGCATACGATGTAAGGGATATCCCAACGGAACTCGTTTACGCGCTGGTGACAGCGTGGAACGAGTATCTCGCGTTGGACGTCGGGAGCAACTTCCATTACGACGTCACGTCTCGCATGACGAGTACCGACTATCGGAACCCGACGCGAGAATCGAACCTCATTGAGGGTGACGACTGCACGGACACGGCGACCGCAATCGTGCTTGTCAACGAGATCTGGCAGAAGCTGAACGTTCACTTCGCGGACACGATGGCTCACGCCAGCGCTGTTAGCGCAGCGATCGGCACGGCGACCGCGACAACTCTTGCGACCGCGATCACTCGCGCGGAAGCAATTCGCACAGCCTATACGGCGCACCTTTCAGCGTCGAACGTGCATGCCACCAACGACAGCACGAACACCATTACGGCTGCTACGGCAACGAATGAGGCGACATTGGTCACCCTCGTGAACGAGCTCAAGGAAGAGCACGACGACCACATCGAGGGCGCTCCGCAGGGACGCATGATTCGGATCATCGGCGCATGATCAAGCACAACCAGACCAAGAATGCCCTGGCGTGGGACATCGCAGGGATCAAGTTCGCGTGCGAGCCATGGGGAACCGTGGACATCCCGGAGCATCTCGTGGGTCTGGCGCACAAGATGGGTCTTCCGCTCGGCAACGCCCCTATGGCACCCGAGCGGAAGGCTATCGCTGTGTCCGACGCAGCGAAGGACGCCGCGCGCAACGACGAGATCCAGCTGCTCCGAGGTCGCATCCGTGAGCTCGAAGCGCAGGCTGTCGTGGACTCGTCGCAGCTAGAGGCCGAGAAGGCAGAAGCTTTCAAGGCGCGCGAGTCGACAGCCAAGCTCAGCAAGGAGCTGTCCGCAGCAGCCGAGCGGGCCAACCTTGCCGAGCGAGACTGCGCAGCCTTCAAGGCCCAGATTTCGGACTTGATGGCGAGCATCGTCGAGCTCGAGCGGAAGGCGCCAGCGGTTGAGCAAGCGGCACCGAAGAGCCAGCCGCCACAGCCTTCGCCTCAATCTCAGAAGCCGCAGCAGAAGCCGTTCCGCCGGTAATTCCATGGCATTCACCGAAGCCCAACGAGTCCAGATCCGGTTCTATCTCGGGTTCACGGACCTTTTCCGTGACCACAACTCGAGGATGGAATCAGCAATGGACGTCGTTGGGGATAGGCCAGCGACGCAGGCCCAGATCGAATTGATTCTGGCGTCGCTGGTCACCGCTGAGGCTGCCCTTCAATCCGCCGTCACTTCGGTCTCTTCGGGAACTTCCACCGGAGGAATCAAGAAGGTCGACGAGGTCGAGTTCTACCAGGCGTCAACCTCGTCTTCGTCGTCAACCGACGACAAAGCGATCGAGAACGCCAGACGAAACTGCCGCATGTACGCTGGAAGGCTCTCAATCATGCTCGGCGTCCCGCTTGTTGGCGACGTGTTCGGTGGTCTCGGGTACCAGGGCGACTGCTGGATGGGACGAGGATTCCAAGGGGGCGGGGAGATCCCGCTAGGCTGAGATGGCACTCCATGACTGGCGCCACACGGCGCATGATGCCCGGGCAATCCCAGGTTCTTTGGGCCTCCGCCGATTCCGCGTCTACACCTTGGTGCGCGAGTGGGCGGGTGAGCACATTGGAGACGGTGGCAGCTTCGATCTCGAGACCGAGCTGCTAGAGGCAGGGTACCCCCCGAAGGTTCGCGCCCTCACTGGCGAAGAGCTCGCCGTCAACGGCCTTGGGGCTACGACCTACGAGGTCGGCCCATTCACTCCTGCCTACACGGACGGACTCGAGACGGGTGGCGTCTCCTACGCTACCTTAGTGCCCGAGTGCAAGGGCGGTTGCAGAGAGCTCTTCTACCGCATCTCTGGCTACGAATTCGGC